CCAATATTTCTTATCATTCTTTCGTTGGCTGGTTGTTGGAAGAAGCCAAGAGATTGATTTAATTGTTTTGCTTGATCGTTTTCATTAGCTGCTGTTATGATAGAATCTGATTTGTCTTCTTTTGAATCTTCTCCAGGCTCACTATCTGTTGCAGTTGCCACAACATCTTCATCTGTTGCAGTCTCATCATCTGTTGCAGTCTCATCATCTGTTGCAGTCTTATCATCTGTTGCAGTTGCTACAACCTCTTCTTCTTTTTGTTCAGCAGTTTTAACATCATCTGCAGCTATATCTTCTAGACTTTTAGTTATATCTTCTCCCAAAGATGAAGATAAAACGATTTGATCTAAAGTTTCTGGTCTTTCTCCACCAGTAGATCCATAATCCATTGGATTAAATGAATCTGGTGTTGAAAATAAATCTAAATCTTCTCCTCTTCCTGCTAATCTTGCCTGTTCTTCAGCTTCTCTGCCTCTAAATATACCTACCATCTCAGGGCTTGCTACAGATCTAAATGCATTAGCAATACCTTCTCCTGTATTTTTAAATAAATCTACTGCATATTTTCCAGCTGTTTGTATTTCTGCTGATGGGTTTAACATAATATTTTGACCAACTTTTATATCTTCTTCTGGAACTAAACTGGATGATCTTTTTAATGCAGCACTTTCGACAATAGAAGCTAAATTAGATCCATATTCTGCATTTGGATTACTCAATATTCCACTAAGTATTCTATCGTTTTCTTGATTTAAGTCTTCTGCAAATTTAGTTGGGTCTATTGTGTGAACAATTCCAGCACTTGTTCTATATTGATTAGGTTCTAAATCGGAAGCTTTATTAACAGTACCAACAATATTACCAACCTCTTCAACCACAGGTAAGTCTGAAGGCGTTTTAGGAGCAATCATGTCTATATCGATACTTGGTTTCGGAGGCATGTTTAAAATTTGCCTAGCCTCTTCTTCGCTTAAATTAAAAGAATAATTCGGAGAAGTTAATATTATCAGTTGTTGGTCTTTTCCAAATCGAGCAGTTGCTGCTAAAACTTCTTGTAGCTCAGGAGGAACCATACTTATATCATCTAAGCTTGGTAAATCAGGATCTGGTAAGTCCACTAAAGATGGTGTAATTGTTGATGTTTCTGGCATATCTTGATTATTTCTACCAATAATATTAAAGTTGCCTTCAAAACTTTCTGGACCACCTGCGCCTGGATTAGTAATTCCTCCTAAAGAAGATACTGTAGTTTCTATAATTCCAAAAGGTATTTCTGGTAGCATTTCTGCAATATCTAAAACGTTAAAACCTTGAGATACATAGTAACCAATCAATTCAGGTATATTTGGCTCTGCTTGAGCAGCGCCACCATTTGCAAACATCTTTCTATTTAATACATTCATAATTAACCAGTTTGAGCGTTTCCTGTATTTTGGTTTTGATTACCATACTGTCCACCATAATTAGAGTAAGCATTAAAGAATGCTCCTAATCCTAATGCATTTGGATCTTGAGGCATTCCGTATGTAGTATCAATACGGGTTCCGCCAGGTGTATATTGAGGCATAAATCCTCGCATATAATCTACAGCCTTCATTCCTCTAAATCTATTTCTTTCATCAGCATCATACGCAGCATCTATACCACGTTGCTTCATTCCTCTGGCTGCTTCGTCAAAGCCCATTAATTCGCTTCTTTCATCTCTGCCCATTTGTTGATACATGCCACCAAGTCCGCCCATTTCTCTGCCGTAGTCGGTGTAATCTCTTGTAAGGCCGCCAATATCTCCAGATATGCCTCTAATGTCTCCAGCAGCAGTTCTTGCTATGTCGCCTCTTCTAGCTCCTAAGCCCATCATATCGCCAGCAAATCCTCTTCTAGCACCTAACATATCTCTGCCTAATCCAGCCTCAAATCCAGCGGCTCTTTCTAATGCGCCTCTGCCAAACTGAGATTCTCTCATAGCTGTATCTAATGCTTGTTGAGATAATCCTGCTAAATTAGTTCCAATAGATGTTTCTGCTCCAGCAGCTCCAAATCTAGCAGCTTGTTCTTGAGCAGCTCTATCAGCCGCACTAGTTCCTAGACCTCTCATTTGTCCAGCAAGTAACTGACTTGCGCCTAATTGCCCTGCTCCAAATCTATCAAGGCCTGAACCAATTTGTTGTCCTAGTCCAGCAAGTGTTGAGCCTGATCTTTCTAAAGCTGATTGCTGTCTTCCAAATTCTCCTAAAGCAGCTTGTTGAGCTCTTTGGAATCCTCCAGACCTTATATTAGCTAAAGCTTCTCCTAAACCTTTTCCTAAAGCAGCCTGTCTTTCACCAGCATTTAATCTTGCTCTTGAGCCAAAAGCTGATTCGCCGCCTGATTTTATATCTCCTGCTCTTGCTGCTATGTCTTGTTGAGCGCCGCCTTTCATAATGTCATCAATTGTTTGCTGAACAACCCTATCTTCAAAAGGATCATAAAATCTTGAAGTATCTCTAGGGTCAAAAGTAGATCTTCCTGTTTCTCTAGCTATCATTCGAGCCTCTTCAGCTCCTCCCCTCAACTCTCTTAGTCCAGCCTCTCTAGAAGCTTGATCTTGACCAATCCCTCTTTGTAATTCCTCTAAAGATTTAGCTCCCATTTCTTGTTCTCTAGCAGCTCCTCCTATTAAAGACTTTAAACCTTCAGCAGTTTGTTCTCTAGCCGAATCAACAAATGGCTGCATAACTTTTGACGGTAATCCGTATGCCGCAGCAGCTCTAGGATCAAACCCTTGTAAAGAAGATCTTTGAAAGTCTCTAGCAGATGGTCCTTGTCTGCCAAAACTAGACATAAGATCATTCATACCCATTCCATACTGTTGCTCTGCTTGAGATAAATATGGTTGTTGCATTTGACCAGCTCTTCTATAACCTTCTGTAGCTTCATCAAGCAATCCTCTTCTTTCTCCTATAGTTCCCATCCCTTGTAGCAAAGTATTTTTTTGAAAGTCTAAATAAGGTTTATATCCACCAATTCCAGCATAAGCAGATTCCATTGCTCTGTTGGCAAATGGAGAAAACCCTGCTACACCTCTAGGATCAAATCTTCTGCCATAAGCTGCTTCTGCAGCTCTTCTGCCTTCACTTAATATACCTTCGTAATCTGGACTGCCGAAATAAAATTCTCTTAAACGAGGATCGCTTATTTGTTGGTTTTTTTTAATCCCTGTTACTATCGGGTTTACTGTATCTGCCATTAGATTGCCTCAAATATGTCCATCAGTTCGCGCATGTTTTCTACACCTTTTTCTCTAGAAGAATTTCCGCCTGATATTAATTCTATTCCTGATTTTGTTTTGTTTAGATCAAAAGCTCCTGCGCCTCTTGTAGCTTTAGCAGTCATTACAAACTCACCATCGCTTAACATTGCTGGTATATCATCTGAAGTTCCAGTTCCAGGTCCTGCTGATTCTCCACCATCACGCATATCTAATTCTCTTACTGCTGCTATACCGCCTTTATTAAAGTATTGTCTGTCAATTGGGCCACCCATAGCAGCAAAGACTTCAGGTGAGAAAGACTTAGGAGCTGCTGAAAGACCAAACTCTTCTCTAGTTCCGCCTGTGCCTAAAGTATTGGCCATTGAATATCTGCCAAGCGCATCCATTGTTACTTCTGGAGTCTGTGATAATCCACCTGCTCTTTCTTCGGCTGATTTTTTAGTAGCCTGTCCTAAAGCTAAGGCTAAAGCAAACATTTTAGGATCCATGCCTCCGCCTTGATTATTGCCTCCAAGAAGATTTAATATACCGCCTTCTTGATTTCCACCACCAAATATTTTTTGTAAAAAATTACTGTTTTGAATTTTATTGTATAAAGATTTATCTGCTTCATTCATTTTTTCATATTCCTCAGCAGAAATAATATTACCAAATTGATCTTTATACATTGTTTCTTCTTGACCACCCGCACCACCAAACAGACTGCCTAAACCTGATGCTATACTGCTATAACCACCTGATGCACCGCCTGCAATGGATGATAAACCTGGTATTCCTGCTCCAGCTATTTTTCCTAAGAAATTTTTTGCTAAAGTTCCTTTAAGACCAAAAGCTGATCCTATGCTTCCACCTAGGCCACCCAATACTCCGCCTAAAGCTGTACCAACTCCAGGAATTAACGTTGCTATTGGCGCTACTTTTTTGGCTACTTTTTTAATAGACTTAAATGTTTTCTTAAGCCAACCAAATTCAGGTTGTCCTGTGATTGGATTGATAGACATGCCATCTCCAACAGTATATTCATTCGGAGAAAGGCCTGCTGCCTTCATCTCTTGTTCTATGCGTTGTCTTGTTTCTTGGGATATAACAGGTGGTACTACCATTTCGCCTTGAGCGACGTGGGCCATATACTGATCTTCGTCTCTACCTAAGCTTGCTATTCCTTGTCCTGAGTTGTCTATTCTATTCATATTACAATTTTACCCTTAATTCGCTTCGCTGTTAATATCTTCTTCTATAGATGTTAACCAAAAAACCAACAAATATCTATCTCCTTCCTCTACTGCTAGTCCTCTGTGCATGTGTGTGTAACTAGGAAATATTAGTCCGCTACCTGTAGGTAATGGCTCTATAACTCCTTTATTTAAAAATTCTGTGCCTCCGCCCTTGTAATCTCCTGTGTTTAAAGGGACTACAATACTAACATCTGAGCTGGCGTCATGGTGCCAAGCTCCTTGTTTTTTATTCTTTAAGTTGTAGTTAGCTATCTGTATATTGCCGCCTGTAACATGACGATTCCATATACTTAGTAAGATTGGATTAATAAGTGAATTAACCACGTGCATCAATGAATCGTAGAGTTCTGGGCATTTTTCACTAAGAACTATCTCTGGTATCTGTCTTAACTCATCTTCTTCTGGATTAGGTGCAAATGAAAAAGATTTTGTCATATTATCTATTTCATCTAAAAGTATTGTGCAAAACTTTTCTGAAAACAAAGGAACTGTATAAACATCTTGTAAAGGTTGCTTGACAATATCTTGTAATGGCAATTCTTCTGGATCGCCTAAACCTTGGCTTTTGTAAAATTTAATTATATTTGGAAGTGATGCTTTTGCTTTCTCTAAAGTATCTTGGTCAACAAACCAATCAGAAGGAAATCCAAGCAACAAGTTTTTTAACTTGTATTCCTCTTGTTCTGTTACTTGTTTTGCCAACATATAAAAATATCCTAAAATCTAGGTTACTGTTACATTTACTGCTATATTGCCCTTTGTTATAACAGAAACAGCACCTAAAGAAGCTGTAGCTTTAAAACCATTATTGGGTGTATTAGGAGTATGTAACTGAGTCCAGCTGTTTCCTATGTAAACTTGCAACACGCCTTGAGAAGTATTCCAAATTACATCACCTTCTAAAAAGTTTAATTGCGCAATCTCTGTTTCGTTGAACTGCGGCGTTCGATTTGGATCAAACTGTCCTAAGTTTAACTCAAGAATCCTAACTAATCTATTAAAAATTTCAGCAGACATCTCCCCTTGAGCAAGCGGAAGGCTAGTTTCAAGTAATTTTGCCATTATCTTCTGCCGTCTGGTTTAATATCTAACCTAGTAGCTCCAAGTCTCCATCCCACATTATCATTACCATCTGAATCGTCATCTGACTCTACTCTAAATACAGCTTGACGACTTCTTGCTCTAAGACTAACTTGCCCAGTTGATGATCCTACAGAGGATGTAGAGCTAGTTGACAAAGATTCTCCAGGATTGTTTCTAGTTTTTATAACAAGATTTACTTTACCTGAATCTGAATTAGCTAAGAATTTTAAATCTGGAAACATTCTTTGTATGTAAGCAAACTGCTCTCCTTCGCCTACTTCAAAATCTGAACTTTCTATAAATACGTTAGTCATAGGGTTGCCATCATCGTTAAACCCATCTTCTTGTTCAAACAAGTAACCGTTATAAGTAGCTCTAGGATAGTCTTCAATACCACTATCTAACCAGGCGTATCTTTCTAATTGTCCGTAATACCAAACATTATCTTCGTAGTTATAGATAACATATCTATCTATTTCGGTTGCGCTTGAAGAGCAATAAAACCAACCTACCTCAGATTTTTCAGTAATGGTGAAAGCATGTACTTTAAAGGATTGTTCGTAATTTATGTCTCCAAATACATAATTATGAACATTGCAAGGTAATTTTTGTACGCTACCTGTATAAGAATAAAAATTAGTTGAAGACATCCAATAAATAGCTTGTGCTGAAGTAACAGCAGCTTTAGGTCCTATAAGTCCAGTTCCCTCATTAATAAGATTAACTGCAAATGTAAAAGGTGGTCCAACAAATTGCATGCTGTATAAAGCAGTATCAGTCCAAATAAGTATTTCTTGTCTCGATTTAACTGCTCCAATAATAGAAGAACCAGAAGATAATCTTAAATCTCCAGCAGTATTCGTAATTAATGGTTGAAACTCTAAATCATTTTCTTGGTCACTAAAAGATATAAGCATAGGATCTATAGTTCCTGTTCTTGCTCCATCTGATATTGGATCTGATCCTAGTACAATTAAATGTCTGTCTTTTTCGGAAGTAATAACTTGTAAGCCTACTGTTGGGACTAAATTGGCTCCAGAAATAGCTGAAAGATTTAAAGCTCTTGTTTCTAAGCCATTATTTTCTACCCATCTATAAACACCGCCAGCCCTAGGATTTATTATAAGGTTTTCACCAAAATGGTCATGTGTCCAAAGTCTTAGTTGGTTAGTAGCAGATAATGCTGTAGTAGAGCCGAAAGTACCTTCTCCCCAAGTTCCAGAACTCCATCCAGTACCCGTTATATATACATCCAAACCTACATTTATTTGATAAACTCCATCTACTGCGGAGCCTCCGTTACCAGAATCAGAGCTGTTGGCTGTAACAACACTACCGCTGGTATCTTTTGCAACAAATGTATAGGTGTTGGTTGTAATAGAAGTAATTTGATACTCTTGGTTTAAAACATCGGCTGTTATTAAACCGCCTAAACTTACAGCGTCTGAGAAAGTAACAAAATCATTTAATACTGCACCATGAGCATTATCAGTAGCTGTTATAATAGAGCTGCCATTAGTAGCAGAAAAAGTAACGCCATTAGTCGTAGTCTTTCGTATGGGGGTAACATCTGAATAGCTATCTCCTTCTCTTATATAATATTTCCAAGTAGTTCCTAAACCTAGATATTTTGTACCTCCTAAAGAAGTCCAAGCGTGTAAAGCTCTACCAGTTCCTAAATAAGAATTTGAACCATCTTTAGACCAGCCTCCAAACTTTTCTGGTCTGCCTTTCCTAAAACGTACAAGATTTACATCAAACCAACCGCCTGTATTATCGTATTCGGTTCCTTCTCTGTTTATACCTGGATTAAATAAAATCTTGCTAAGAGGCATTTTTTATATATGCTCCCAGTCTTTACCTTCAAATAACAAAGCTTCAGCTTCTCTACGTCTTATAAGTCCTTGTAAAACTTTACCACCTGCTTTGTTCCAACGTTTAATTTGATTAGGAATATCCTCCCAATCTTTGTTGTTAATTTTCTGCAATAAAGTTGAAGAATTAAGGTTTGATGGCCCAAGATTAAATACCCAAGCAACTAACGCATCAAATTCATTTTGTTTAAGATCTGTTTTAACCATATCATTTATATAACCTTCATACTCTTTCATTTCGTGAATTAGTAAATCTTCTGCTTCTTGTGTTGTTATGCACATTCCACCAAAAACTGGCTTTCCTTCATATTTTGTAGAGCCATATCCAATTGTCCAAACTCCTGCTGCACATTTATAACTTACTGCATGTCCATTTTCTACTGGACAACCTTCAAACTTTTTTATAAGTGATAAACCTTCTTGTGAAATTTTCATGTTAGTAATCTCCCCATACTTTAACTTTTTTACCACCTTCGTAGGCAACTGCGTGCCCTTCATCAATAAGTATTTGACAAATATCTTCGCCATCTTCTGTATAAGGGATGCCCAATATCCTGCCATACTTACCTTTTCCAAGTGATTTTATTTTAAAGTTACCTTTGCAAAGTTCTTTTAGTCTTTCTTTTGCAGCAAGCCCTAGTTTTTTTTCTGCTAGATCTCTTGTGCGTGACTCTGGTGTGTCAATGCCTGCTAATCTAACTCTTTGTTTATGTAGCTTAACGTCAAAACCTAAATCTAGAATACAATCAAAGGTATCGCCATCAACAATTCTATCTAATGTCGCGTTGTAAACAAAAGCATCTGGTGCGTTTGCCATTTATTTCTCCTTTGCTTTACCTATATTTAAAGCCAACATATCAATAAATTTGTATAGTTTGCCAACCCAAACGTCGTCTTTAGGTGTAGAAGTAGATGCTGCAATTAAGCTTGAAACAGTTACTATTGTTGTAATCCAAACTACTATATTAGTTAAAAAATCCATATTTTTCTCCTTTGTAAAAATTAATGGTCTATTGATTTTAGCAGATTATTCGTCTGGTTTGTCAATTGTTACCTTTCTATAGTAAACAACTACTTCTTTAAGTTCATTTATGTAACGTTTTAACTCTTGCATGTTATAAGACATAAGCTCGTAATCTGGAATAGACATGGCTACAAATACTAATTGGCCTTGATCTTTTTCTACTCTTTCTAAAAACTCTTCAATGTTTTTATCAGATACTACATACCAATAGGGTTCCTTAAGATCTATCTCTCTAGGCATTATAGGTTGAACTATAGTTCTTTCTACAGGCTTGGCTAAAACTTCTATTTGTTTAGTCGGAATCAGGCTGCAACTGCAGGCCATCATCAAGATTATCAATGTTGCGACTGTCTTCTTCAATGCTATCAAATACATTTTTTGTTCCTTTGTTTACCCTGGGTTCAATAAGTCCAGGCTTAGCTGCTGCTAATTTAGTTAAATCGTGCCTCTTAAATATGTCAAGGTACCTTGTCATCTCTTGTTGTATTTCTTGATTACGGCCTTGAAGCTCTAACAAGCTAGTAGCTTGCAAAGCAAAATCTTTTTGTATGGTAGCAATAGTTTCTTTTTGTGTTTCTACGGCACCTTCCAAAACTTTATTATTAGTTTTAAGAGTAACATTTTCATTGTAAAGCCAATAAGAACTAAGTCCTAAAACCAATATAATACCTATTAATATTTGCTGCATTATAATTCCTCAATGATGTAATTAAGTCCACCAGAGCTACGATACTCTATCTCCCTGCCTTCTTCGTTGCGAAATTTTAAGTGGTTTTCTTTTTGGACTATAATTTTTTTTGTAATGTGGATGGTGTCATCTGAATCACCGTACTCTTTATTAAAAGATACAGTAATTTGATATCTACTTTTAAATTTATTCCATATCCATTTAAAGATTAATAACAGGACATTTTTAAATTTACTCATTTTAATTCCAAGTATAGACTTTAAGAGCTTTTGCCTTTCCTTTAACTTTTAAGTCTTCTAAAGATTTTAACTTAAAACTACAACTTTTGGCAGTCTCATGTCCTATAAGAAAATCAACACCTGCTTCTTTAGTTCCAGACTCAAGACGTGCTGCTACATTTACGCAGTCACCAATCGCCGTATAATCAAATCTAGTATCTGAACCCATATTGCCTATAACTGCAAAACCTGTGTTTACTCCCACGCCTATTTCTATACCTAAACCAGATAGCTTTACTTCATCTTGTATTTCTTTAGCGCAAAGAATTGCAGCGTCTTCGTGATTATCTAAGTCTATAGGAGCATTAAATATGGCCATCATTGCATCGCCAATATATTTATCTACCATTCCCTCATATTTTTTTACAGCGTTAGCTTGAATAGTTAGAGCTTTATTCATAATCTCTGTTACTTTTTCTGGTTCTAGCTTTTCTGACAAAGAAGTAAAACCTCTAACATCTGTAAATAGAAATGTGCATCTTTTTTTTTCGCCACCAAGTTTTAATAACTCAGGATTGTTTTGTAATTGTTTAACTTGCCTTGGATCAAGATAATGTTCAAATTGTTTTTTGATTAATTGGCGTAATTTAAACTGTTTTCTGAAATTTAGATAAAAAGCAATGGCCCCAGTTATGAATTGTGAGATAAAAGTCCATGAAAAGTCTATTAAATAACCTTTTTGAATGCTAAAAACTCCTGTAAAGCCCGTAGTGAAGAGCAAAATTATAGCTATACTTACCCCCTTAGTAACGCCAAGATAATTAATTACCAGCCACGTCAGAGTGACGAATATTCCAAAAATTAAAATTTCTAAAGCTATTGCAAAATCTGGTATATGTGGAGAATTTTCTATAAGAATTGACTCAGATAATGCTGCTTGAATCTTATGAGGTTCTAATAATCCAGATGGAGTTGCAATCTGTGGCATGATTCCATTTGCAGTAACACCAATAAATACAAATTTACCTGCTACATCCATTTCTTCTAAAGTTGTTTGTCGTGTATCAACCCAACTTATCCACTTGCGGCCATAATTATCTACAGGTATTGGAGCTAAACCCTTTATCACTATTTCTTCTAATCCATTATCATTAGTTTTTATAATGTATGTATTAGATCCTGCAAG